CATTAGTAAACCAAGGTGTAAAAGTTTCATCTTCAGTAGCTATTACTGATTTTGCTGACTTATCATTTGTAGCTGTAACTCTTACTGCAAGAGGTGCTTTAATCTACAACACAACAACTGACGGTGGTTCAAGCACCACTGATGCAGTGGCTGTTTTAGATTTTGGTGGAGATAAAACTGCAACTTCAGGAACATTTACAATTCAGTTTCCTGCGTTCACAACATCTGCTGCTATATTAAGATTAGCGTAATTTAAGGTCCGGGTGCTATGGCTTTACAAACTTATACGGTAACCGTAGCATCAGGAAATCTCTATGGTGGAGGCACAGGAAATGTCTTCTATCTAGACGGTGCAAGAAATTCAACAGGTCCAGGAACCGTATCATGGGTTCAAGGTGCAACACTAAGATTTAATCAAAACGATGGAACAAATGATAACCATCCGTTAATTTTTTCGTCAACAACAAATTCATCTGGTTATCTAACTTCTGATGTTACCTATTACTTAGATGGAGCAACCACATATTCTAATTACGTCAACACCACAAATTTCAACGCTGCTACAACACGATACATTGAAGTAACACCATCCTCTCAAACAGATTTTTATTATCTTTGTTATGTGCATGGTATTGGTATGGGTGGTATTTTTGATATCACTTCTTCAACGTGGGGAGCTTTAAGTTGGGGTACTAACGCATGGGGAAATCAAGCTGACATAGATGTTGATGTCTCTGGATCTTCTTTAACTTCAGCGATAGGATCTGAAACAATAACTGCAGGAGCTACAGTTTCACCTACAAGCGTTACGATAACTTCTTCACAAGGAACATCAATTGCTGGAACTTCTGCACTTGTTCAAGTAACCGGAAGTTTAGAATCCATGGCTGTTGGTCAAACCGTAGTGGGAATAGGTGCAGTTACTTCTGGTATCTCTATGACTTCAAGTATAGGAGCTGCTACTGTAGATGAATCTATTTTAACAGGAGAAGGTTGGGGCAGAGCAGAGTGGGGAGAATTTGCATGGGGTGTAAATTATTCAGTTGCTGTTACTGGACAGTCTTTAACTTCTTCCATAGGTGAGGAAGTTGGGTTTACAGATGTAACTGTTGCTGTAACTGGATCTGAAATAACTTCAACACTAGGAAACTTCTCAATTATAAGTGATGTTGGAATAACAGTAACATTTTCAGAGGATCAATTAGATTTTTCAATAGGTACTTTAACTTTTGATGCTGACGCTAATGTGCAGGTCTCAAGCGCAGGTTCTCTAACAGGTTCAGTAGGTGATACAGTAGCAGGTTTAAAAACTCCAGTAGACGTAAGCGGTATTCAAATGTCGATGACTTTAGGCACTTTTAGCTTAGAACAAAATACAACCGAATCTGTAACTGGTATACAAGGAACTTTATCTCTTGGACAACACTCTGAAATTCCAGGACAACTGATTGGTGTTTCAGGACTACAAGCAACAAGTTCTATTGGTTCTGTTACTATCGAGGCGAACGCAAAGATTGATGTGACTGGCATAGAATTGACTGCATCTGTTGGAAGCACTAGTATCACTGCATGGGCTGAGATTAATCCTGGTGTAAATAATACATGGACTACAGTTGATAGGGCAGCTTAAATATAGTATTATATAAATTATTAAGGAGAATTTTTTATGGCATCAAGTTATTCTACAGATCTCAAATTAGAGCTAATGGTCACTGGTGAAAATGCTGGTACATGGGGTGATAAAACAAATACAAATTTAAATCTTGTTCAACAAGCAGTTGCTGGTTATGAAGAAGTATCAATTGCTGGTGGAGCCGGAACTACAGCTTTAACTATGGATGATGGTGCAATTTCAAACGCAAGAAATGCAGTTCTTAAATTCACAGGTACAATTACCGGAAATCGAATTGTAACAATACCTAATTCAATAGAAAAAGTATACACATTAATTAACGGCACATCAGGCGCACACACTGTTCAATTTAAAACAGTATCTGGAACTGGTTTTACTTTTGCAACAACTGAAAAAAATGTAGCATTAGTTTATGCTGATGGAACTAACGTTGTTGAAATTTCAAACCAATTAGCTGGATTAGTGGTTGGAACTGACGTTCAAGCTTATGATGCACAATTAGCCGATGTTGCAGGTTTAGCTGTAACTAACGGAGGTTTTATTGTTGGTGATGGTGCTAATTTTGTTTTAGAAACCGGTGCTACTGCAAGAACTTCAATAGGATTAGGTACTTCTGATGATGTTCAATTTAATGATCAACAAACAGATTCTTTAGGAGTAGGAACTGCTGCTTCAGGAACAACTGGAGAAATAAGAGCTACTAATGATGTAACTGCCTTCTATTCTTCTGATGTCGCACTCAAAGAAAACATTACAAATATTCCAGACCCACTAGAATCTATACAAAAATTAAATGGAGTTTTATTTGATTGGAAAAAAGAATACATAGATAAGAGAGGCGGAGAAGATGGATACTTTGTTAGAAAAAAAGATGTCGGAGTTATAGCTCAAGAAGTAGAAAAAGTTCTACCTGAAGCTGTTGCTCAAAGACCAGACGGTATAAAAGCAGTTAAATATGACAGACTAACTTGTCTATTGATCGAAGCAGTCAAACAATTACAAGACAAGGTAGATAGTTTATCACAAAAGGGGAATTAATCCATGACAGTCCCTTCTACTAATGTTGGATTATCAGACATTCAAACTACTTTTGGTGGTACTAATCCAATTGCAATATCAGAA